TATGTGGCACCACCTGCGCCACCAATTCCTCCTGTGGTAGCCGCTGAGTCACAAATTGAAAGTCCAACCGAAACTATTGCCGCAAGTGCTCAAAACAATCAGCTGACCAAAGCTGAGTACCAAGCTGCTGCTGATGAAGTATTTGAAATTCAGACAGCAGCCAGAGCTACTTCAGCTCAGTTAGCTGATCAAGTCAGCCAAAATCAATCTGCTTACACAGCAGCAGACAACCAAGCCACAGCTTTGCGACGTGAGTATCTAGCTGCTGAAGCAGCAGGCGCCAGCAGCACTGAATTGGCTTCACTAGCAGCCGACTATGAAGCTCAAATTGAATTGACCACTCAATTAGGGCAACAGCTCAATCAAAGTGAATCAGCTTTGGCTGCTAACCAAGCATATCGTCAAAGTTTGTCAGAGCAAGAAAATTATTTGGCTCTACAGGCCAGCCGAGCAGCAGCAGGTCCACCAGGTTTGAATTCCGTTCCTGGTCCAGGAACTGAAGTTCCAGATCAATCAGTGTCGGCTGTGACAGAACAACCGCCAGCGGCACCACTTACTTTTAGTTCACAAGATGTATCTGGCAGTGATGACGAAGCACTGGCAGCTTTTGAAAACGCTCAATTGGCTGCCCAAGAAGGTGCAGCATTTGCTGAACCAACTCCTGTGCCTGCATCAGGTGATGATGCATTGCAAGCCATTCAAGATGCAGAAGACGCTGTGTTGGCCGCACAAGAAGGATTGGCATTTCCACCTGTTGAGAATCCCGAAGCAGTGCTAGCTTCAGGAGACGAGGCTCTGCAAGCTGCTGAAGATGCAGAATTGGCTGCCTTGGCTAGAGAAGAAGGCATTGCGTTTGCTGAGCCATTGGATGTGCCAGCTTCGGGTGACGAGGCTCTGCAAGCTGCTGAAGATGCAGAATTGGCTGCCTTGGCTAGAGAAGAAGGCATTGCGTTTGCTGAGCCATTGGATGTGCCAGCTTCGGGTGACGAGGCTCTGCAAGCTGCTGAAGATGCAGAATTGGCTGCACAAGAAGGATTGGGATTTCCGCCTATTGAAAATCCTGCACCAGTGGGCGGTGATGATGCACTACAAGCCATACAAGATGCTGAAGCTGCTGCGTTGGCCAGAGAAGAAGGCATTGCGTTCCAGGATCCATTGCCAGTAGCCATTCAAGATGCTGAACTTGCTGCCATCCAACAAGCCGAAGGTCAGGCTATTTTTGGGCCAGCACCTGTCACTGGCGATCCAGCCTATGGCGGTGCCACAACTGACGAACAAGCAGCCATTAACCAAGCCATCACAGGCTCAGCTGCAAATTCAGCCACAGCAGCAAAAACTGCCAATGCTCAGAGACAGAGCACGTTGCAAAGCAGAAAAAATCAACCTGCTGCGGCTGATTGGCGAGTGCGGCTGCAACTGGCCCCAGGCGCCAATTATTTGTATGCAGCTTCAGACAAAGAATCTCGAGGCATATTGGCACCATTGTATGACACTGACGGTGTGATATTCCCCTATACGCCCAGCATTGAAACTGGCTATAAAGCCAAATACGCTACCTATGACCTCATACACTCAAACTATCGTGGATACTTTTATCAAGGCAGCAGTGTGGACGAAATACAGATCAAAGGCACATTCACTGCGCAAGACACTCGCGAAGCACAGTATCTGCTGGCAGTGATTCATTTCTTTAGATCTGTGACCAAAATGTTTTACGGTCAGGATTCTCAGGCTGGCACACCGCCGCCGTTAGTGTACCTCAGTGGTCTGGGTCAGTATCAGTTCAACAATCATCCCTGTGTGGTAGCCATGTTTAACTACAGTCTACCCACTGATGTTGACTATATACGAGCTGATGGATTCAATAACATTGGTCTCAATTTGGAAAATAGACGCAGCCTGGGCAGTGGACCTGCACCGGGTGGAGCAGTGGGCACAATTCAACGTCTTTTGACCAATGGACTCAGCAAAGGTGCAGAGAAGAAACCCCCGGTACCTGGTCCTGTGACTCAAAATGTCACAAATCAAAATTCAATCAACAGCACCTACGTACCTACCAAAATGGAAATCACTGTATCTTTGTACCCCATACAAACACGCAATCAAGTCAGTCAACAATTTAGTTTGTCTGGCTTTGCTCAAGGTCGCCTGCTGCAAGGAGGATTCTGGTAATGACTGCTATCTATACCAGTACTAGTCCGTACTACCAAACCAACTTTACGCAATTTTATCTGGATGTCATGGTCAATAGGGCCATACCCAAAGAAAGCGATGACACACTATGGGTAGTGACACAGACTTACCAATACCGTCCTGACATGTTGGCCTTTGACCTTTATGGAGATGCAGGTCTCTGGTGGGTATTCTATCAGCGCAATCCCAATACTCTCACCGCGCCACCGCTGGATTTTGCTCCAGGTGTCAGAATCTATCTGCCCAAAGAGTCTACTCTCAGATCAGTATTGGGGTTTTAATCCATGGCATTGACCGTAGCTCAAGTCGAAGCTGAAATTGCTGCTGTTCGAGAATCTATTCGAATTCTTCAACGCGACATCGCTGACATTGGTCGTGAACAAGTTGAGTTAGCTGACCGAATAAGAGCAGTGACCAGCCTAGGCCCTCCATATACTGTTGCTCAAACTGAATCGCTGACCAATTTACGAGCGTCGCGACGCCGGTTGCAAGATGAGTTAGCATCTTCAGAATCACAACTTCAGACTTATCAACAACAACTGCAAGGATTAAATCTTGACCTGCGTAATGCTCAGGCCATAGCAGCAGCACAGTCACAGCCCACTGAGCCACCAGCACCACAAACAGCCGCAGTGGATGCACAAAGTGCTGCTCCCACTGGGCCCACTGCTGTACCGCCTCAGGTAGCACAGCCTGCCACTGGTCAGGTCACAGCCGCGCCACCGGTGACTCCGCCAACCAATGCTGAAGTACCATCAACTTTGAACGCTGGCGGTGGTGATCAAGGAACTGACCCGCCAGTCAAAACTCTTGCACAAACACAAGCCACCAGCGATGCCAGTGTAGATGCCAATGGCAACAACATTGGTTTGCCGCTGAGAGACCAAACTGGTGCTGTGGGACAGATTCGCCGTAATCCTGAAACTGGCGAACTCTATGATTCAGGTGCTGCTCCACCACCTACCAGTCCTGGCATAGGTGCGCAAGACGATGCCACAGGTGTGGACGAAGCTGTGGCTCGCAATGCCAGAGACGACGCTGATCGAGCCTATGGCGGTGCATCTGCGGATGAGTACACTGCAATCAATGCTGCCATTTCTTCTCAAAACACCACCACAGGATCAATCAACACCACTGGCGACAACCTAAGAATTATTCCTCAGCCCAACATTTTAGACAGATTTTCCAGCTATACCTATCGTGCAAGTTGGTACATTATGACGCCAGATCAGTATAGGCAACTGGTGGTCAGTAAGAAAAAACAAGTCAATGGTTACATGTTGTTGATGCAAAGTGGCGGCGCTCCTCCAAACACCGGTGGTGCTCGTGGTGCCAGTGCTCAGTCTACCACTGCCAGTGGTACTGCTGCTATACCTGGAGCCAACGAAGCTGACGCTGGCCGCAATCCATTTTTTCCAGACGACTTTTACTTTGATTCCATCACAGTGGAAAATTTGCTGATTGGCGCGGGCAGTCGTGCAGCGCACTCTGTGGCCGATTTGAAATTCACTGTGGTAGAGCCTGCCAACATCACTTTGCTGGACCGTCTTTATGAAGCTGTTCAAGACTTCATGCCAGCCAGCGGTCAAAAACGCAACATCAACTACACTGCGGTGACCTATCTCATGGTCATAAGATTTTATGGCTACGACGAAAACGGCAACTTGGTGACCAACATCGGCGCACCAGACAAAACAGGCAAGTCAGATCCCAATGCTGTGATTGAAAAGTTCATACCTTTCAAAATAGGTCAGTGCAATTGGGGCATCAACAACAGCTTGGTGACCTACAGTTTTGAAGCCAAACCACCAGGTCTGATCCTGGCAGCAGGCACCCGTAGAGGAACCATACCCTACGATATACAACTCACAGCCAAAAGTATTGGCGAATTGCTGGGCGGTGAAGCACAGTTTGCATCAGGTACAGCGCCTGCCAATGCTCCCGGAGCCAGCACCACTGCCACCGATGACGGCAGTTTTGATCGATTGGAAGCTGCCAGGCTTGGTCGCCAGAGCGCCGGTACTGCGCCACCAGCTCCGCCCAATGCCAATGCTGCGCCTACCAAGAAAACACTGGCACAAGGATTGATGGGCGCTATGAATGCGTTTCAACAAGAGTTGGTCAAAAATGGCACCTATGAGTTTGCAGATACCTACAAAATTGTGTTTGCGTCAGGTGGCCCCGGTGGCGGTGGACAGGCCATTGAAAAAGCCAAACTGATCCCACCGGGCACAGTGGTTGACAAAAAGAATCTACCCACAGCAGGTCCAGCAACCAGCAGTGCGCAGTCGGCAGAAATGTCAAAAATTGCAGCCGACGTCACTGGTAGAAATTATTCTATCACAGCTGGTATGCAAATTGTGCAGGCCATTGATTTGGCCGTACGCAACAGTGAGTATATCTATGCCCAGCAACTGAAATATTTTGCCAACGACAACAATGACAACACTGCTGACGAACAGACCAAAGATGGCACTGGCAAAGACGTCACTTGGTACAACATCACTTTTGAAGCAGTGCCCAAACCAGATCAGTATGATACCAAACGCAATGACTATGCCTATGACATTACTTTTGTAATCAACACATACACACCAATGAACTTTGCCAGCAACTTTTTCCCAATCAACAAGTTCAAAGGCCTGCACAAAAAATACGATTATTGGTTTACTGGCAAAAACACTGCTGTGTTAGAATATCAAGAAACTTTAAACAACTTATACAATCTCACAATCAGTGGATCAGCAGACCAAAAAAGTTTGGCGCAGCGCCAAACAGTTACCAGCAGCATGAGAGATCAACCATTTTACAGCTATCAATCGGCCAGTACTGAAAGTCGTCAAGGTGTGTCAGGCAAAGAAAACGAACCAGGCAGTAACTTGGCCGAATACCTGTATGATCCTGTGGGCCTGGCCGACAGCAGGTTAAAAATTGTAGGTGATCCTGCATGGCTGCAACAAGGCAGTTTCTCCACAGGCATTGATCCTGCCAACTTTCAATTCAATGCATTCATGCCCGATGGAACCATTAACTTTGATGCTAGAGACATCATGTTTGAAATAGCTTGGCAACGACCTCAAGACTTTGATATCAACACAGGCCTAGCAGATCCTTATGCCAGAAGCACTCGTCGCGAACCCATACAGAGCAGAGTATACACTGCCAAAAAAGTCACCAGTGAATTCAGCAAAGGCAGTTTCACTCAATACTTAGAAGGCAAACTGTATTTCTTTATGAAGCCCAATGCCACAAACAAAGCAGCGTCAGCTCCCATGCCCAACACAGCTTCGGCCAGCGCAGAGCGTGCGTCAGACACAGTGGCCGACGGCAGTTTTGATAGACTGGAAGCAGCTCGTTTGGCTCAGCGTCCTGCACCTGATGCAAACTTACGAGGCCGTTTGGGAGACACAGCCGCTGCTGCTGCTGGAGCAGCCGTAAACGGTGCAGTGCCAGTGACTCCTGTGACTGCAGGCATAGGCAGCGGTAGTCCTGGAGTGTTCAATGCAGCACCACCAGGGCCCAAAGACACAGTGCAACCGTCGCCACCACCTTCGGCACCAACATCGGGTACTGGACAGAGTCTTGATGTGGCCGACCCATTTGTGCCACCGGGCTCGTTGGTCAGTGACACCACGGATACCAGTTTCAATAGACTAGAAGCAGCTAGATTGAGTAGACAGTCACCAGTTGAAGCTGTGGTCAGTACACCGCAAGACATTGTGAGAGATTATTAAGGACTAACATGGCACTAGACGTACAACGCAGTAGAGGACGCCCAACAAACTACAAGTTTGATCGTGGTGGCGTGCCTGCAGAGTTTGGACCATTCTATGGCATTGTGAAAAATACCACAGACTCCAATCGTTCTGGGCGTATACAGGTTTACATTGAAGCATTTGCCGGCGGCGACGAAGACGATCCAAAAAAATGGACCACTGTGAGTTACATGCCTCAGTTTTTTGGTGCTACACCATACAATCCACCCAAAGAAGGCATAGGCACTTACATTGATGGCAATGCCAACAGCTATGGCATGTGGTTCACTCCGCCTGATGTGGGCATCACAGTGATCTGTGTGTTTGTCAACGGCGATCGCAGTCAGGGTTTTTACATTGGAGTAGCGCCTGACCAGAGTTTAGGCCATATGGTACCAGCCGTTGGTGCCAGCACTGCTTATGTCACTGAGAATGAAAACCAAGGCACTTATTTTGGTGGTGCTGTGCGCCTGCCTGTGGTAGAAATAAACACCAACAACACAGCTCTAGAAAATTCTGGACGCTTTTTTGACAAACCTAAACCAGTGCACAGTGTGGTAGCTCAAACCATGTTCCGGCAAGGCCTGGTCAAAGATCCTGAGCGTGGACCCATTGGCAGCAGCAGTCAACGTGAGTCGCCCAGTGCAGTGTATGGTATATCAACCCCAGGTGCACCTGTGTATCAAGGTGGAATCAAACCAGGAGAAATACAGAGCAAAATTGATGACGGCAGTTTGAAGCCACAGGATTTGAAAGTTATTGGCCGTGTGGGCGGCCATACCATGGTCATGGACGACGGCGACGCCAACGGCAACAACCGACTGTTTAGATTTAGAACCACAGCAGGTCACCAAATCACCATGAGTGACACTGGCAACTTTTTTTACATCATACATGCCAATGGCCTGGCATGGTTTGAGTTAGGCGGCGAAGGCACACTGGATGTGTATGCTACCAACAGTATCAATTTGCGCACCCAAGGTGATATCAATCTGCATGCTGACCGCGACATCAATATGTTTGCTGGACGCAATGTCAGTGTCAAAGCCATGCAAGATATCAAATTGCAAGCTCAAGAAGATCTCACTGTCAAAGCTCAACGCAATCTTGTGGCCTACAGCAAAAGTTACATTGGCATCAAAAGTGACGGCACACTGGCTTTGCAAAGTGTAAATGGTGGATCGTGGAGTGGCGGCAGTGCCATTGTGATGGAAGCTGGAGGTATTGATCTCAATGGTCCAGCAGCAGCCACAGTGGAAGAACCCAACAACATAACCAAAACTATCATGGACGACACAGAATTTGACACCAGCAAAGGATGGCAAACTGTGCCAGATGGTTTGGAAAGCATTGTGTCCCGGGCACCCACGCATGAGCCTTATCCTTACCATAACCGTGGTGTTGATGTCAAAGTCAAACTGGAAGAAGGTCCACCGACTCCACCGCCAGGAGCCATACCAGTGCCAGCTGGTGTAGAACTTACAAGAACACAATGAGCTCATACAGTTTTCAATTCAATGGCCAGACATTTCAAGTCAAAGTGCCACAAGGTGTCACAGAAGAACAAGCACAGGCCTTGTTCAAACAGCAGGCTGACACAGGCAGTTTGGTTGGATTCAACGTGGGAGAATCTCTCAGCGCTGCCACACAGGCCGCAGCAGGTCTGCCAGGTGCTGCGGCACAGCTCAGTCAAGGTGCAGCTGGGGCTTTGGGTGCACTGGGCGCAGGTACCAATTTAAATTCGATCACTGCTGGCCTGGGTGCAGCCGCCGGCGCAGTAAAAGGTCAAATATCTTCTGCACTCACCGGCGGAGCAGCAGCATTAAACAGTTTGACCACTGGTGCTGGAGCCATTGGTGGAGGATTGGGCCAAGGACTAGGTAGCCTTACCAGCTCAATTACCAGCGCAGTGGGCAGCATTGGCAGCGCAGCAGGAGTCATAGGTGGATTGACCAGTGGGGCAAGTGGTGCTCTGGGTAGCCTGGGCACCGCAGCAACTGCTGCCACAGGAGCTTTGTCAACTATTTCATCGCTGACTGGGCTGGCTGGAGGTTCTGCATTGACAGGAGCGCTCACAGGCGCAGCAGGAGCAGTAGGCAGTTTGGCCAGCACAGCAGCCAAAACCATGCAAGGAGCCATTGGCGCTGCTGCTACCAACGGCATCAATGTAGCAGACTTTGCCAAACAAATACCTGCACTGGGAGCCATTGGCGGTCTCAGTGCTGCTGACGTCACAGGCACTCTGGCTCAGGCCAGCAAGTTGGTAGGCCAAGGTGCCAGTACCATAAGCAATGCACTGGGCGTGGGCAAGTTTGGGTTTGATGCTCCGCAGTTGGAAAAAGCTGGACTTGTCAAACCTGGTACAGCAGCAGCATTTTTGGCTCAGGGCAACAATGACCTAGTGTCTGTGCTGAAAAGTCCCACAGTGTGGACTGGCAAAGAAGGTGTCAAAAGTTTAAATGGCCTATTGACCAACACTGGCTTGCAGGACAAAGTACAACAAGATCTTATGAAAACTGGTCTGGATGGTCTCAAGTCAGTGGGAATTCCCACTGACAAGTTCAGTCCACAGGCTCTCAGTGGCCTGGCCACCAATGCTGCCAAGAGTGTAACCGACACTGTGAGCTGGGCCAAGAATGCTCCAGGTCTGCCAGCAGAAGTCAAAGACCAATTCAATGCTGCTGCTACCAATGGAGCATTTGCAGTGAACTTCACACAGACCAAAGTTGATCCGCCAGTATTGCAAGAAACCAAGCCAGAACCAGCAGCCAACACAGTCAACGCTGAAACACAAAACGCTGCGGCCAGTAGAGTGGTTGGCAACGACAAGGTGCCGCCTGTTAGTGCCGCTGACAGCAGTTTTGCCACTGCACAAGAAAAAGTACAAGCGTTCTTAGATGTGGTCAACAATACATTTTCAGCGTTTCAAGCAGTCGTGCCCAAAATTGATGCTCTGGAACAAAGCACATCAGTTACACAAGAACAGATTGATGCAATCAATGCCGAAGTTGCACCAGCTAGAGCTGTGTACAATTCCAGAGCCACAGCCATACAAAAAGAAGCTGTGGATGCTGTCAATGCGCTGCCAGATTCTGCTGGAAAGAAACGCTTGCAGGCTGCGATTGAACGTATTCAACAGCGCATAATTCCTGCCTTGGTTGAATACGTGAAAATATTCAAACAAAGGCTCAAGGACTTGGCCGCCAAAATTTCCACATAAATATTGGCATGACTACTTTCATTGGTTTCAACACCCAAAATCAATTCAAAAAATTCACGCTCACTGATTTTGAATTGGTCAAACGTGACCTCTTGAATGCATTTAACATACGGCAAGGTCAACTGCCAGGACGCCCTGGCTACGGGACCATTCTATGGAACTACCTGTTTGAAAATCAATTAGACGTCACACAACAAGGCATCATCAACGAAATCCAGCGAGTGGCCGGAGGCGATCCTAGAATATTTGTCAGCAACATCAATGTGTATCCAGAAGAGAATGGCATGTTGATTGAACTGGAACTTCAGACCGTGGGCGGCCAGAACGCTGAAATCTTAAACATATTTTTCAATCAAAACTCACGCAGTGCCAGCTATGTATAACTGAGCCGTTTTTGATTCATATAAATAACAAACAACGGCATAAGGTTACAGTCCATGGCAAAGACCACAAGACAAACAGCAATTTTTGGTGTTGAAGACTGGAAACAGATCTATCAAACCTATCGTGAAGCAGACTTTCAAAGCTACGACTTTGAGACTCTGCGCAAAAGTTTTGTGGATTATCTGCGTTTGTACTATCCTGAAACTTTCAATGACTACATTGAATCGTCAGAGTACATTGCATTATTGGATGTGATTGCATTCATGGGCCAGGCCCTGGCCTTTCGCACTGATTTAAACACAAGAGAAAATTATTTAGACACAGCTGAACGTAGAGATTCAGTGGTGCGTCTGGCCAACCTTGTGAGCTACACTGCCAAACGCAACAGTGCTGCTGAAGGCCTGCTCAAAGTTTTCAATGTCACAACCACTGAAGATGTGGTAGACTACAATGGCGTAAACTTGGCCAACACAACCATCAACTGGGCTGACCCTACCAATGCTGATTGGCTGGAACAGTGGACAGCCATTATCAATGCAGCTCTGATTGACAGTCAAAAAGTTGGCCGTCCTTCAAATCGACAAAACATTTTGGGCGTAGAGACCAGTGAATACGGCATTAATCTTGTGCCTGGATTCTTGCCAGTGATTCCTTACACTGCCACTGTAGACGGTGTCAACATGCCATTTGAAGCTGTCACTGCCACCAGTGTGGGTCGTGACTATGTGTACGAACCCAGCCCGCGAGCCAACAGTGTGTTTAACATACTGTATCGCAACGATCGTCTGGGTTTTCAATCTGCCAACAATGGCTATTTCTTTTTGTTCAAACAAGGAACTCTACAGAATCAAGACTTCAATCTTGCTGAACGTTTGGCCAACCGCACTGTGAACATCAATATCGAAGGGGTAAACAACACAGACCGTTGGTTGTATCAGTTAGACAACGTGGGCAACGTTGCTAGAGAGTGGATTTACACTGAAAATATCTATGCCGCGGCTGCTGAACAAACGCCTGAATTGAGGCCAATTTACTCGGTGACCAGCCGTACCAACGATCAAATCACCATGGTGTTTGGTGATGGGGTGTTCTCTGAGATTCCAGTGGGCATCTTCCGTGCCTATGTGCGTGCATCCAATGGCCTGCAATACATTATCAATCCTGCAGAAATGCAGAGTGTGGTGTTACCAGTGAGCTACATTGATCGCAATGGCAATCTGCAAACCATTACATTCACTTGTGGTATTACTCAGCCTGTGAGCAATGCACAGGCTCGTGAAAGCATTGATGCAATCAAACAACGTGCACCAGCTCGTTATTACACGCAGAACCGCATGGTCAACGGCGAAGATTACAATCTTTTTCCGTTTACTTTATACAACTCTATTATCAAAAGCAAAGCACTAAATCGTGCTTCAATTGGTACCAGTCGTTACCTAGATCTGGTTGACAACACTGGCAAGTATTCGTCAACCAATACTTTCAGTAGCGATGGCGCTATCTGGCGCAACGAAATCCTGCCAACATTTTTGTTTACCTGGGACAATCGTAACGAGATTGCTGATGTGATCACCAATCGTGTGCAACCTGGAGTATTAGAAGCCACGTTCAAGCAATTCTACTACGCTAATTTTCCCCGAATCAATGTCAACACTGGCAGCACTGCGCTCAGCACTTGGAATCAAAGCACTACACTGGCCAACGAAACCACAGGATTTTTTAAAAATGCCGCAGGGTCGCCAGTGATGTTGGGCACATTCAGCAGCACAGCATTTGAATACGTAGTGCCAGGTTCGTTGATCAAATTCATTGCTCCTACCATCAACGGTCAACCCTACTACTTTGATGCCAACAATCGTCTGCGTCCTGGATTGCCCACAAGACCAGAAGACCATTTGGAAATCTGGGCCAGTCCTACTCGCATTGTAGGTGACGGCACCAACGGCGGGCAAGGTAATTTTTCTTCTGGACAAGGTCCAGTGACGTTAAACAATTTTGTGCCCACTGGTGCTGTGGTGGACACTGTGATTCCTGTGTTAATTACCGATCTGCCTTTGAACATACAAGAGCAAATGGCTCAACAGATACTGCTGTTTAGAAATTTTGGGCTTGGCTATGACAACGATGGCTCAGTGCCCACCAGCGGTGGTGCTGGCACATGGTATGTGATTACCAGTACCAATCTGGATGCCAACGCTGATTGGAGTCAAACCAATGCTGGCAATACTTCAGGAGCCAATCTTGACGCTTCGTGGCTGATACAGTTTGTGGTATCAGACAATGTGTACACAGTGACCAGCCGTGGCCTAGCCTACTATTTTGGCTCTGTGTTACAAACTAGATTTTTCTTCTATGGCAATGAAAAAATTTATGATAGCCGCACTGGCACCACTATTCAAGATTTTGTGAATGTACTAGCAGTCAATACCCGTCCTGACAGTAGCTTGCCATTGCCTGGAGACATTTTTACTACCATCATTGATCAACCAGTGGAAAGTGACGGCTACGTTGACGATTTTCAAGTGTTGATCAGCTATCGTGACAATGACAACGACGGCATACCCGACAATCCTGATTTCTTTAATGAGATTGTTGCTCCGTCAGTGAACTCCAATCTCAAACTGGTGTTTTTCCAGCAAACTGTGGACTTTGACAATCTGCAACGTTATCTGTTGGTAGAACCTGGCGTGGTAAACAGTGACTACGCCACACTGAACGACATTGAATTGGTCAAGTTTCAGTATTCGCCTGGACAAATGTTTTATGCCTACAGTCAACAAGTGTTTTATAGATTGAACATCAGCGCCACTGGCGTGCGTTCATTGACTGCTGAATCAGGATGGATTGCAAGAACTGGCCGTCAAGCTTTGTATTTTCAGTACAGACACAATTCGCCACTGACCAACAGAATTGACCCAGGCACTACAAACATCATTGACCTTTATGTGGTCACCAGAGCCTATTACACTGCATATCAAAACTGGTTGCGTGATACCACTGGCACGGTGGTACAACCTTTGCCGCCTACCATTGACGAACTCAACACTGCTTATCAACAACTGCAAGATTACAAAATGCTCAGTGACAACATTGTGTTAAACTCTGTACAATTCAAACCGTTGTTTGGTCCCAAAGCTGCCAAAACACTTCAGGCCACAATCAAAGTAATTCGTGCGCAAAATTCTGTGGCCAGCGTTAGCGAAATCAAAAGCTCTGTGTTGGCAGCTATGAATGATTATTTCAGCATTGACAAATGGAATTTTGGCGACACGTTTTATTTCTCAGAGTTGGCTGCATACCTGCACAGATATCTAGGCAGCATCATCAGTTCTGTGGTATTGGTTCCATTGGATACTCAAAAGAGTTTTGGAGATCTGTACGAAATTCGTGCTGAGCCCAATGAAATTTTTGCCAATGGTGCGACCATTGACAACATTGTGGTAATTGATGCATTGACCAGTACCAATTTGCGTACGGCCCCAGGCAGTGGAGTAATTTGATGGCAAAAATTCGTAGTGTAGATTTTCTTCCTGAAATTTTTCAAACTGATGCCAACAAGCAATTTCTGGCCGCTACCCTGGACCAGTTGATCCAAGAACCCAGCTTTAAAAAGACTCAAGGCTTTATTGGACGCACGGTGGGCCCAGGCGTCAATCCCAATGAAAAGTATGTGATTGAGCCAGACAAAACTCGTGTCGACTACCAGTTAGAACCAGGTATTATCAGCCTTGATCCTGACGACACTGGCATGATAAAAAATGCCATAACTTATCCTGGCATCAATAGTGCGCTGGAATTTCAAGGTGCACCAAGCAACCAACCTGATCGTAGATACGTTAGCCAATACTATACTTGGGATCCATTTGTGGATTTTGATAGTTTTGTTAACTTCAGTCAGTACTATTGGTTGGCCAACGGGCCTGATGTGGTAGATGTATCAGCAACAGAAATTCCTGCCAGCCAAAATTTTGTAGTGACCAGAGCCAACGGTGTTTACACTTTCAGCGGAACCACAGGCAACAATCCCACACTGAGTTTGCTGCGCGGCGGCAACTACAGTTTTCAGGTAGCACAAAATGCCGTAGAAACCATCAACTTTAGAGTTGAAAATCAAGGCACAGGTGCTTACCTAATAGATCAACAGCCAAATCCAACGCTGACTCTGATAAGAGGCAATACCTATGTGTTTTCTCTTAACCGAATAGCTGCTTTTCCTTTTTGGATCAAAACAGTACCTTCCACAGGAACCACTGATCAATACAACAATGGAGTTCAGCGCAACGGAGCCATTGACGGCGTTGTTACTTTTACTGTGCCACAAGATGCTCCAAACGTTCTGTACTATTCATGTCAAACTCAGAGTCTCATGAATGGCACAATCAATGTCGTTGACGGCACACCAGGCACTGGATCACAATTCTGGATTCAAACTGATCCTGGCATCAACGGCAAGAATCCAACCACACCCAACATCAGCTCTCGTGAAGTATTGGGAGTAGTCAACAACGGCACTGACCTCGGCACAGTGACCTTCAATGTGCCTTTGCAAAATGCACAAGATTTTTATTACAATTTGCCTTTGTTGGACGGCGGCACAGTAGATTTGATCACTGATTTGAAATTCAACCAAATCAACAACATCAATCTTGCAGAGTTTTTAGAACAATACGGCGGCATTGACGGCATTACGTCTTTGAATGGGCGAACGTTGGTGTTTACCAACCGAGACCCAGGAGTTGAGTTTGGTGGATGGGTCGACGAATCTGTGTTTGATCCCATGGTCGACAATGACACCCAAGAAGGATTGCCTGGCACATATGACAGTCAACCTTTTGCATTGTCTACTCCAGTGCCTGTAGACCATTACTACAATGTGTGGCGTATTAGCTATGTGGACAACGGATCTGGTGTATATTTGTCTCTAGCCAGTGTGCAGACCATCAATGTTCTTGACAAGTTTTCTATCTTGTATGGCGAACAATACAGCAACACACAATGGTACAAACAAGAGTCAGGATTTTTGTCACAGATACCATTGCTCACAGCAGGGCTAAACAACCTGTGGTATCAAGACAGCACTGATCCAGAAATTTTTGGATTGATCAAACTATTAGATCCAGTAGACAATCAAATAATTGAAATCAATGATATCTTAGGTAAAAAAACTTACACCAGTCCCAATGGCATAGTGTTTACCAATGGTCTCAAAGTTCGGTTTACTGGTTCAGTGATTCCAAGAAGCTATGCCAGTGGGTCTACCACAGTGTCGTGCATCAGCACCGCAGCTGGATTGAATTTGATCAGCTGTGACACAACTCAGAATCTTATTCCTGGCCAACAAATTGAATTTTTTGGCACAGTGTTTGGTGGTTTGTCTGCTGACACCACTTACTATGTACGCACTGTGTTCAGCAGCACACAGTTTACAGTCTCCACAGTGAAAGATGGTCCTGCTGTTTTGTTGACTTCGGCGTTTGGTTCAATGACTGCTGTGGCTAGCCAGGATCCTCAGTATTATGTCAGCGGAGTGGGTTCAGCAATCAAGTTATTGCCAGTGTCAGATTACATCACACCTGAAGTCTACGACACTGAAGCCACTTTGTTGGGCAATATCGATTATTTGACCATTGACAGAGACAGTGCCAGTCTCAATGCCTGGAGTCGCAGCAATCGTTGGTTCCATATTGATGTACTCACAGCTACTAGCCAATACAACGAAACACCGCTGGTGTTAAACAACGAACTGCGAGGCAAACGTCCAATCTTGCAATTCCGCGGTGGCCTACGACTGTATGACATGGGCACTGCCAGCAAAGCTCCTATAAACGTCATTGACTTTACAGAAACAGATGCATTGAGCAACATTGAAGGCAGCACTGGATACACGACCAACAACTATACTTTTGTTGACGGCAGCAGAGTGGTGTTTGCTGCCGACGAAGATCCCAATGTTCGTAACAAAATTTACGTGGTCAATTTTATATCACCTGACTCTTCAATTTTGACTGCTGCTGCAGATTTGCAGTTTGGGTTGACTTATACTATTGTGAGTCTTGGTAACACTGACTGGAATGCGGTAGCTGGTACAACAGGTGTCACTTATGCAGTGGGCAACAGTATCACTGTGGATCAGTCTGGGTCTGGCACCGGCACTGCAAACTTTTCTCAACCCATTATCAATCTCACAGTGGCTGGTGATGGCATAGTTGAAATTGACAACTGTGCAGTGTGTGTCAGCGGCAATCAAGTTGGCAAGAGTTTTTGGTATGATGGTATAAATTGGTTGGCTGCACAACAGAAGCTGTCTGTGCAACAGGCACCACTGTTTGATGTGTTTGACAATCAAGGTATCAGTTTGTCCAACCGCACCCGCTACCCTAGTTCTACGTTTTTTGGTACCAAATTGTTGAGTTATGCACAAGGTACAGGTCCTGCTGATCCTGTGCTCAATCTTGACTTAAAATACCTTACAATCAACAATGTAGGCGACATTGTTTTTGACAACAACCTCTATGCTGATACATTTGTGTATGTGGTAGACAATGTCAGTGTGACAAAACCAATCAGCAATGGTTATGTATTTGAATACTCGACTCGCTCTGATTACCAGCGTCAGTTAGGATGGCAAACTGCTGTAGTGCCCAGTGTGATGCGTCAGCAATTCAAATTTGTCTATGCTGGTGCACCACTGAAACTGGATGTAGCAGTGTTGCCCGATACTACCACTGTGATTCCAAGTGTACAAGTTTTTGTAGGATCACGTTTTCAAGACCCCAACACCTACACAGTGACCACAACTGACACAACCACGGTGATTCAATTCACCACACCACCAGTGATTGGAGAAGTAATTGAAGTAGCTGTGCTCAGTGATCAGCAAAGTCAAGTAGCATTTTATCAAGTGCCTGTTAATTTAGAAAAAAATCCGCTGAACAACAATAGTGATTTTTTTACACTGGGAACTATTCGCACACATTACGAAACTATTTGTCAAAATTTAACCACATTGACTGGTTCTATCAACGGTGCCAACAACACTAGAGATCTAGGCAATATCATACCCTACGGTGAAAATATTCTGCAACAAAGTTCTCCTTTGACTCTGGCTGGATACTTCATGCGGTCAGAGCAGTACAATATTTTTGCTGCATTGGAATTCAACAGCAGAGAATACCAAAAGTTCAAAGGTCAAATGTTGGAAGCAGTGACCAGGCAACTAATTCAAGAACAGCCTATCAGTGTTGTATTGGACACAGCCATTGCTGACATTACACTGGGCAAGATTGACACCACTCCATTTTACTGGAGTGATATGTTGCCAGCAACGTCGTTGTTTTCAACTTTGACTTACACTGTGAGTTTCATCACCACAAACTCATTTGATACCAATCAGGTTTACAGTTACACTTCTGCCAATTATCAAGGCATGAACGTGTATCTAAACGATGTCATACTCACACGCGGAGTTGACTATGAAGTTGCCACCAACGGACCTCGTATCACTGTGCTGGTGGACTTAACTGTTGGCGATGTCATTACCATCAATGAGTACACAGAAACATACGGTACCTTTGTGCCCAACACCCCAACCAAGTTGGGATGTTATCCAGCTTGGCGACCAAGTATTCTAGAAGTCAAAACCAGCACTGGAGTGCAAATGGTGATACAAGGCCACGATGGCAGTCAAACACCGTTGTTTGGCGACATCCGGGACGATGTGCTACTGGAATTTGAAACTAGAATCTACAACAATCTCAAATTGGATGGCAATCCTGTGCCTCTAACCATCACTGATGTGTTGCCAGGCCAGTTCAGAAACACAGGATACAGTTACTCAGAAATCAATCAAATTTTAAGTACCAATCTGTTGGCCTATGTGGGCTATAACAAATTGAACTACAACAGTCAAAACTTTGACAACAACAACGCCTTTACATGGAATTATAGTGCATCCACCAACCGACTGAACAACGAAAACTTGCTGGGTGCCTGGCGCGGCATTTATAGATATTTCTACGACACCCAACAACCACAAGAAACTCCGTGGGAAATGTTGGGATTTACAATCAAGCCTGAATGGTGGGATATTACCTATGGCGTAGGGCCTTATACTGCTGAAAATTTAGTTTTGTGGGATGACATCGCTGCTGGTTACATTGCAGACCCTGTCAATCCAAGATTTGATTACAAATATGCTCGCCCAGCATCGTTTGGGTCATCGCAGGAACCTCCACGAGGCGGTGCCTGGGAAACCAGTCAGTGGGGCACCGGGCCATATCCACAACTTCAGCCAATAATTCCCACTGATTCTCTAGGTCAACTTTTGCCACCCATTAACACTGTGGTTGGTACTTTTGATGATCAACAAGTGCAAAAAAATTGGATCGCTGGTGACGGCGGCCCAGTTGAAGCATCGTGGTGGAACAGCAGTGATTATCCTTTTGCGGTGATGCGATTATTGGCATTGACTAGAACAGCACAGTTCTTTGCATTGTTTGCTGATAGAGATTTGTATCGTTTTAGAGACGAATTTGGTCAGTACCTTTACAACGACCGTTATCGTTTGAATGCCAATGACATTACAGTCTACGGCGACGGGGTCAGTAAAGCCAGCTACATCAACTGGATTGTTGACTTTAACCGTGTGTCAGGACAAAACAGCACCCAAGCCTTAGAAGCTGACTTGTCAAACATTGATGTCAGGCTGTGTTACAGAATGGCTTCGTTCTCTGATAAACAGTACATCAAGCTGTACACAGAAAAGTCCAGCCCTAACAGTACCAATACTTCGCTGTTGATACCTGATAACAGTTATGATCTCTTATTGTACAAAAATCAACCATTTGATCGCAGTGTGTACAGTTCTGTGGTAATTCAGGTTGTTGAAGATGGGTGGGCAGTTTATGGTTATTCAACTGCCAGACCTTACTTTTCAATTTTGAACAGTGTACCTGTGGGACAGTTTCAGACATTTTCAGTGGCTGGGACCACTATTCAAGTGCCCACTGCTTACACTCAAACAGTCACTCAAGTGCCCTACGGATTTACGTTTACAACACAATCTGCAGTGGCTGACTTTTTGTTAAGCTACGGACAATTGCTGACTCAACAAGGATTCAACTTTGACGATCTAACCAATGGATATGTGTTAGATTGGAAACAAATGGTCTATGAATTTTTGTACTGGACTCAGCAAGGATGGGGTGTGGGGTCGCTGATAAATCTCAACCCGCTGGCTTCCAAGACCACTGTGATCAAGCCTCAGGCTGTGGTTGACGATATCAAAGCACAGACAGCCGAACACTATCTATTGGACCAAAACAAACAAGACATGCCAGTGCGCAACTTAAACATTGTGCGTTTAGGTAACTCTTTTACCATTGAACCTTTGACCAATCAAAGTTTGAGTTTTGTAGACATCAGATACACCAGCTACGAAAGCATGATCGTGTTGAACAATGTGAGCTTGTTTGGCGATCTTATCTATGAACCCACTACAGGAGCCCGTCAAAGTCGCTTGTTTTTGGTTGCAGCCACATCAACCAACTGGGACGGCAGTGTCAACGCCCCTGGATTTATTCTAAATCAAGATAACATTGAAGAATGGTCAGGAGTCAAGACTTATACCAAAGGCACCATTGTCAAATACAAAGGATCATACTGGAGCGCAGCCACTATTGTACAGCCCAGTACCACTTTCAATTACAGTGACTGGAATCAAAGTGACTATACACTGATTCAGCAAGGCCTGTTGCCTAACTTGGCCAACAAAGCTGATCAGCTGATCAATAGCTATAACATCAATTCAGCCAATCTAGAAGTTGACAATGACTTGTTGAGCTATGGATTAATTGGATATCGTCCGAGACAGTACCTCACAGCGTTGAATCTTGATGACGTCAGCCAACTAAATGTGTACCGACAGTTTATTGGAACCAAAGGCACACTTCAAAGTGTTGACTTGTTGGGTCGAGCTGACCTCAATAAAGAAGTGGCCGACTACACTGTATATGAAAACTGGGCACTACAACGCAGTGTCTATGGTGCCAATGCCAATCGTAGTTTTATCGATCTTAGACTCAATGCCAGCTTGCTAGACAGTAATCCTTCAGTGGTGCAAGTCATTGAGCCAGGACAACTTACAGATGCAGATCAACCTATTTTGATCAATGATGTATGGAACAGCAGTTTTCCAGTGACCACCACTGATATTTTGCCTACCACTACTACATCTATCACAGACGTTGCTTTGCCCACTGCTGGTTATGTGAATCTTGACGACGCAGATATCACTGTGTTTGATATCAATGACCCCACTAGCCTCAGTGCAAATTTGAATTCTATCATAGTAGGCACCAGCATATGGGTGGCCAAAGTCAATGATTATGACTGGAATATCTATCGTGTGCAGCCAGTGAACAGCACCATTGGCCATGTTTGCGACAATCTCAACAACACAAGCTTGGTCAAATTCAATGGACAGCATGGTCTAAAAGCTGGCGACAAATTGATCATAAGATTTTTTGATGAAGAAGTCAACGGAATCTATCAAGTGCTCACAGTGCCAAATATCACCACAGTGACTATAGCATTTAGTTTCACAGGCGATCGCACAGTGGTCAATGGCACAGGTATTGGATTTTCTTTGCAAACCATGCGTGTGGCCCAAGCCAGCGATGTTTTGTCATTGCCTTATTCCAAACAAATACTGCCAGGGTCTGAAGTTTGGGTTGATAACAACGGCCAGGATCAATGGCAAGTGCTTAAGAAACAGAATCCATTTGCAAATCGCACTACATTGTCTCCAGTGATTCTTGATGCCGGCGAACAGTATGGCGCTAGTGTGGCACAAGCTCTCAATAGACTTGCATTGTTTGTTGGCAGTCCACGTTATGGCTTTGCCACAGGCACAGCCGTTGGCGGCATCTACGTATATCTAAAAAACGATTCAGATCAATACACCCCAATCAGCCCATTGTTGGGCTCTGATGCTATATTGACTTTGGCAACCACTGGTGTGCGTGGCTATGGCAACGCTGTGGACATTGGCAATCAAACATGGGCAGTGGGTGGCGCCAGTGCCAGTCTTGGACCAGCAGCAGCAGGAGCGCCAGCCAACAATGGTTATGCTGTAGTATCTTGGCGAAACCCTCAAGGTGGCGCCTTGGGCACCAATCCTTGGCAGCAAACGCAGGTGTTGATATTGCCGGGTACAACCAATACCACCACACCAGGTGCTGGCGAATTTGGTTACAGTGTGGTCATGAGCACTGATGAACGTTGGATGTATGTGTCTGCCCCAGGATTGAACTATGTTTACGCATATGGTCAGATTCCTTGGCAAGATCAGAATGTTACATTCATTGCTAATGGCACTACGAGTTCTGTAGACATTTCGGCAGATATTCAAATCAACAACGCCAATCAAATCACTGTTACACAAGACGGTAGAGTGTTGACACTGACCACAGATTACACTGTGGGAGGTGGTTTTAACACTGTGACTTTTGTCACACCGCCGGCTGCTGGTGAAAAAGTTGTGATATTTAGAAATTACATCAAAGGTTACACTGCTGCAGGCACAACATACAATGTCAGTAATTTTATCTACACAGTGAATGCTGCGTCAGTGAGCGCCAAACTTGATTCTTTTTATGTCACAGTAGATGGCGTACATCAAAGGCCAGTCATTGACTACACTTTCAGTGCAGGTAATTTAGTGTTCTACAGTGCTCCTACAGCAGGAGCGTCTGTTGTGATCACCGCGCAAAATTATTACACATTGGCTGGCTCAATCACAGCAGCAGCATTAGGCGCCACCGACAGATTTGGACACAGTATTTCTTGCTCTACTGATGGTAGACAACTCATTGTTGGCTGTCGAAACGCCACAGTTAACGGACAAACTGAAGCCGGCAGTGTTTACGTATTTGACCGCAATGTGCAAAAATTTATTGTGACCAATGCTTCCGTAGACACTTACACAGTGAGAGGCACCGTGACTGCACCTGTTTCAGTGTTGTTAAACAATGTATTTTTGACCAACGAAGTTGATGGCATTGTTGGTGCTCCAGGCACTTTCTCTGTGAGCGGTAATAACATCACTCTCAATGACAGCCTTTCAGTGGGAGATGTTATCGAAGTTGAAATCAATCAATTTGTACAGCAGCAACAAATCTCGCAACACACAGTGGCAGAATTTAGCAATTATGGTCAAGCAGTTGATCTGTGTCCATACAATTGCAGCTTGTATGTGGGCGCACCACAATCCAGCGTTGGCGTTTGGAAAGGTGGCATAGTTGAACGCACTGTGAACGTGGCCAGAAGCTATGGGTCTATCACTGCCACGGTGGCCAATCCTGTGCTGACAGTGGGAGATACTATTCGGATTAACAATGTGGATTGTGTGGTACCTGCGGCAACTAGCACTGTGACCAGTCTGCAAGGCCTGGCCAACGCTATCACTGCCAATGCTCCCAACGCCACTGCCACAGTGAGCACAGACGGATACCTAACCATTAACACTACCAATTTGGCCGCAGCAGCCACAGGCAATTTGCTTCAAATCGCACCTGGTAGTACAATAACCACAACTGGCATCTATGCTCAATTGGGATTCAAAGCTTTTGAATTTACTCAAACTATTCAAAGTCCCATACCCACAGAGTTGTCAGCGTTTGGCGCTAGTCTGGCCATCAACGACACCGCACTGAATCTTGTGGTTGGTTCACCGCAAGGCAGTTTGTATTTGCCCAATACATTTGACTATGACTCTGTTACGCAGAAAGTCAAAACTACTTTTGATGGTAACTCTACTACATTCTTCAGTCCAGTGACTCAAAGTGGGGTAGTCTATACCTATGATTATCTGCCCAGCTCATTAAACACATTGGCCACGCCAGGTAATTTTGTATTTGGACAACAAGTATCGACCAATGTGGTCAGTGCTTTGGATCAATATGGCACTGCTGTGAGTTACAGTTCTGGGGTGTTAGTGGCCACTGCACCTGGCGAAGACTTTGGAGATAGCACTGCGGCCTATGGTGCTGCATTGATCTTTGAAAACCCCACACAAGGACCAGCTTGGTCAGTTCAGTATCAACAACGCCCAGTGGTCGATGTTAGATTACTGACCAGTGCATACATTTACGATTCTATTACATCAGCCAAAACAGAATTCTTTGACTTTTTCAATCCGCTGCAAGGCAAAGTGCTGGGTGTAGCACAACAAAATCTTGATTACATTGGCGCTGTTGATCCTGCTGGTTACAACATTGGTGCAGTCAACAACAGAGGCACGGCTTGGGGTCAACAACACATTGGAGAAATGTGGTGGGACATCAGCACTGTGCGATTTATTGATCCCAATCAAGACAACATCACTTACGCTAGCCGTCGCTGGGGACAAGTATTCCCTGGATCAAGAGTAGATGTCTATCAATGGGTAGGCAGTGCTGTACCACCTGCATCATATGCTGGCCCAGGGGTTCCTTACAATGTCAACAGTTATGTGATCAATACCAGTTTGACTGAAGAAGGAATTTTTGCTACAGAATATTTCTTTTGGGTCAGAGGTATTACTGAAACCAGCACTGCTCGGGGCAAAACACTAAGCGCTGCCACAGTGGCCAGTTATATCCAAGATCCAAGAGCCAGCGGCATTGCGTACATCGCACCAATTTCTTCTAGCACTGTGGCCATTTACAACAGCAATGAATATATTGTGGCCGCAGACAGTATATTGAGTATTGAATTTGATCAAGAATACACTTCGGCCAATGTGCATGCTGAATATGAATTGATAGCTGAAGGCAGACCTGATGCATTCTTGAGCGACAATCTTTATCGCAAACTGCAAGACAGTTTTTGCGGAGTGGATACCAATGGAGCCAAAGTTCCTGATATCAACTTACCGCCAGCTCAACGGTATGGTATTCAATTCCGTCCAAGACAGAGCATGTTTGTAAACAGATTCTTGGCCTTGAAGAATTATATTCAGCGAGTAAACTCAGTATTCAAACTGTATCCGATATCAGAAAATCGCAGTTTTAATCTGTTGAACAGTGCTGATCCTTTGCCGCCAGAAACATCAATTGTGCCAGCAGGAGAGTTTCAAATTGGTGAAACATACACCATTGTCACTGTGGGAACCACGGATTTTGTGGCCATTGGTGCGGCCAGTAACACTGTGGGTGTGAGCTTTGTGGCCACTGGTCCAGGCTCAGGCAATGGTGCTGCATCGGTGGTAAATTGGAATCTGCAAGTGGCCAACCTGGAAATTTTAAGTTATCAAAATCTCCACACAGTGCCCGTGGGCTACAAATACCTTGTCACAGTTGACAGCAGCAATAGAGGTTTATGGACCATTTACACAGTGAAAGCCGGACCTGTATTGGGCGAAAGACAGTTGCAACTTACCAAAGTACAAAACTACAACACCAAAGATTATTGGAGCTACATCAACTGGTACATGCCAGGCTACAACAGTAGTTCAAAAATCATTGCTGAAGTGCCAAACTTTGCAGCTCTGGCCACTATCACAGTCACTGCTGGATCTTCGGTCAAAGTCACGGCCAATGCTCAAGGCAAATTTGAAATATACTTGAGAACTGATACCAGGTGGGAAAGAGTGGGACTTCAAGATGGTACCATTGAAATTTCCGCAGATATTTACGATTACGAACAAGGCAAATTTGGCTTTGACGTTGAAGTATTTGATGCACAGTATTTTGACCAAGAACCAGTGATTGAAACTAGAAAAATCATACAGGCCATCAACCAGGAGTTGTTGATAGGCGATTTGTTGATTGAGCGCAATCGCGCTTTGATTTTGATGTTCAATTTTATTCTTACTGAACTGCAAGCACCAGAATGGTTGGTCAAAACCAGTTTGATAGACGTTGATCACAAAATTCGTGAACTAGTACCATTCCAAAATTACATCAGAGACAATCAAGAATTTGTTAGCGATTATATTCAAGAAGTCAAACCTTATCATGTGCAAGTCAAAGAATTTAATCTCACTTACAACGGGCAAGATTTGTTCCTTGGTAGTCTAACTGATTTTGATGTGCCTGCGTTTTACAACACTGATCTAGAAGTACCACAATTTGTGAGTCCTGTGTTATTGCCTTACACTCAGAGCACAGCCCAAAGCAGCAACAACCTCAGCAATACACCAGCCAACGCTACTATTTGGACTCAATGGCCATACAGTCAATGGTTTACAAACTATACCATGTTTGTGGATACAATCAGCGTGATTGACCCAGGAGCTGGCTATGTGATAGCCCCTGTTGTAACAATTCAGGCTGCACCAGGCGATACTACAGGTGCAGGTGCTGAAGCTGTGGCCACAATCAATGCTCAAGGCAGAGTCAGCAGTATAACTGTTACTGATCCTGGATCAGGATACACATTGACTCCATTGATTATCATTGACGGCGGCAATCCTGGCGGGGCCACTGCCTATGCTCGTTTGGAAAACAGTTTGGTACGCAGTTTCCGCACAGTAATCAAATACGATCGTTATCAGTACAATACATCTGTGCAGACCTGGAACGAAGACGGCACTTATGACAACGGCACATTGGTTAGATACGACAACAGAGTATGGCAAGCCAACAGCGCCGACGGCAGCAGTGCTGTAATTGGACCCACCTTCAACATAGAAGATTGGACATTGGTTGATATAGCCACACTCAGTGGTGTAAACCGCACCATGGGTTTCTATACACCCACTGTAAATGAACCAGGCCTTGATCTGGCATTGTTGATAGATGGCACAAGGTATCCAGGTGTGCAAGTTTGGGGTGATTACTTCTTGGGTAGTTCTGATGTGCTGACCATTACATGCACTGCTACCAGCTCTTTGAACAATGCAATCACTTGCAATCAAACTTTGCGACTGGAAGCAGGGTCGCCTATTAGATTTTACGGATCAGTGTTTGGTGGTGTGGTAGCAGGACAAGTTTACTTTGTGAGTGAAGTTATCAGCGGCACAGAGTTCTCAATCAGCACTGTGTTCAACGGACTCAATGTTGATCTAACCACTGCCACAGGCACCATGGTTGGCTATATCACTGAGCCATTGGATGCTGTGTATGCCAGCAGTTTTACTGATCAATTCTTGGGCACTAGACCCACAGATATCAATGTATCTGGCGGAGAATTTATTGGACCCTATGAGGGTCATGCTCCTGAAGAATTGGTAAATGGATCAGAATACGACACCATGGACTTCAGGGTCTATACTGCACCGGGCGGTGACTGGACCAATCGTGGACACGGCTTCCAAATTGGCACTGTAAATTATGTGTACGACCCTGTAATTTCTACCTACAGCTGGAGCAATGTGGTAGATATTCCCACTGAAATCATTGTTTACAATTTGACCACTGGCCTAGGCCTAACACCTGGCATAGATTATACCGTGGATTGGGCAGCAGAGACCATCAGTGTTGTTTCAGGGGTGACAGTAAACAATGTCATTGGTATATCTGTTTATGAAATTGGCGGCGGCAACCAGTTGTATCGTGACACTTACACTGGTCAGCAAGCCAATGACCCAGTGATTGTGCCGATCAATGCTGATTTGATCAACAGTGTGCCAACTTTTGTCAATGGGCAATATTTGTCAGGTGTGACATGGTCAGCTTATGTCGATTCTGTGCCCTGGGATATCAGCAGCAGTTATGCCAAACAAGATATTGTAGAAGACTCGGGCACCTATTACAGAGCATTGAGATCTGTGCCACCAGGCATTTTGTTGACCAATCTAACCTATTGGTCGGTTTATGTGCCTGCCACACAAACACTGGTCAACTTTAACACTGTGTTTGATCCAGCTGACCGGATCACTTTGGCAGTATTGGCCACAGAAATTCCTCAGTATAGCTGGAGTACTCCACAGACTCAGTACATTGTTGCTTCTCAACAACAAGCCCTGAATCAAACACTGCCATTGGACAACAGCCTACAGGGCACAAACCCAGCCAACCTCATTGTGACTCGCAATGGTGTGAGACTGCGGCCGGCTGAAGGCATTGAATGGATTGGTGACGATAGCTCTGTGAGTTTTGGTTTGCCTCAACGTGGTGGATACAGCCAGGCATTGATCAACTCTGGCACTGATATCTCTGTGTGGCTAAATGGACAATTGCAGGTTCAAAACTTTGGAGCCATAACAGGTGACTATTATGTAACCAACTACGATGGATCCAACACGCCAGGCATGCAAGTGGTATTCTTTGATACACCACCCGCAGGGTCAAGAATCTTGATATCAGTGAGTACCCTGTCAGATTATTTTGTCAATGTGACCAATAATTCGTTGCAGATCACACCAGTGTTTAATGCTGGTGACATTTTCAGTATCACCACATTCAATGACACTGCACAGCAAAACATTGTGACTTTGCTGTTCCAAGGGCCAGTGACCACAGGTATTACATTGAACGAACCATTTGACAGCACACCATTTGATGCTGCAACAGTCAATAACACACCTGGTAGCTTTGACTACACTGTGGGATCAGCCACTGAAGTAAACGACTTTGATTTGGGACGCACAGGCGTAGAGGCCAGCAGGTTGTGGGTAACCTTGAACGGATACCGACTGACTGAAGGTCAAGACTACACTGTGGAAGGTCAGTATTTGATTTTGTCAACTGGCGTGATATCCAATGCTCAAACTTTGGTAGTGACAGAATTTGCTGAAAGTGTGGTGCCTGAAGTCATGGAATTTAGAATATTCCAAGACATGCGAGGTATTCAGACCACTTACAGAATGACACCTAGAACCAGCACAGTTCTGGTACAACCTTTGAGTCAGACTGCTGACATTATCTATGTTGAGGATGCTGGCAATCTCAGTGCACCAAACTTACAAAACGGATTCTTTGGAGTGATAACCATCAATGGCGAACGTATTTTGTACAGAGATATTGACGTCATTGCCAACACTGTGTCTGGACTACAACGTGGCACAGCAGGTACAGCAGCAGATTCACATCCTGATGGTGCCATAGTGTATGACATGGGCATTGGCAATGCCATGTGGCAGCAAGACCAAAACTATGTGTTACAGACCACCACGGTAGCTAACGGCTCAACCACAGTGTTCACTGCCAGCAACATTGAGATACTGAGTGGTCAAACTACAGATTTCTTTGCCCGCAGCGTGGAAGTGTATGTGGCAGGCACACAAGCTAGACCTGGCGCCAGCGTGACCACAGTGGCCAATGGAGACTCAGTGACCATTGGATACATGGGCAATACAGACTGGTATGCCATGGGCTTGCCCACTACAGTGTTTCCTGCCATTGGTGTTGTGTTTACAGCCACAGGTGCTGGCACAGGCACAGGGTTGGTCAGCGACACAGCAGCCAGCTATTACTATGCTGTTACTGGCAACACTCCAGCTCAAGTTACCTTCTTTACTGCTGACAACTTGCCGGCTCCTGCTGATGGAGTTGAAGTTACTATTCTGCAACGTCGTGGTGTAACTTGGTATGCACCTGGTGTGGGCACACCCAGTAACGGTGAGCCTTTGCAGCTGACTGATACTACACAAGCACTGTTTTTACAAGGTAAATAATACATCATGTTGAATTCACAGCCAAAGCAACCCGAAACACTCAAAGTTGAGCCCAAAACTCAACCTCGCAGACCCAACGAACAAGGATCCTTTGATGTACAAGCCCATGTGCGTATTTTTGATCCACAAACCAAGCAAGTCTATGTGGAGGGCAGAGCATGATTATTCAACCAGGACTGGCCAAAATTGAAGGCTATGTCAAAATTTTTGACCCTAATTCTGGGGAAGTGTTGATAGATAAAAAAAATGCCATACATTACGAAAACATTTCTATTGCCATGGCACAGAGTCTCAGCAATCGTCTAGATCCCAATGGCAGTAGATTGGGTGTGATTTATGAAATGGCCTTTGGCAACGGCGGCAGTTCTGTGGATCCCACAGGCGTGATCACTTATTTGCCACCCAACACACTGGGCCAAAACGCCGACCTCTACAACGAAACTTATGCCAAAGTTGTGGATGATAATTCCGCAGCTGACACAGACCCAATCAACAACAAAATGACTGTGCTTCACACCGCAGGCACAGTGTACACAGATATTTTGGTCACATGCTTGCTGGACTACGGCGAACCCCCAGGCCAGCAGGTGTTTGACAACAGCACCAATTTTAACGGTGAATTTGTGTTTGACGAATTGGGATTAAAAACATGGAACGGCAGTGCATCTGATCTGCGCTTGATCACACATGTAATATTTCACCCAGTGCAAAAAAGTTTGAATCGACAAATACAGATTGATTACACACTGCGTATCCAAACGCTGAGCAACATCAATGCTGTATAAATATAGCAGCATTTAGGAATCAAGGACTAACATGGCATATACCATTAATCTAACAAACGGATCTGTTTTTGCAGTTATCCCAGACGGCACCGTAAACACGTCAAGCAGCATGACGTTGATTGGTAAGAACTATGCCGGCTACGGTCAATTCCTCAACGACAACCTAATTCACTTATTGGAAAATGCAGCCAATACCACAGCACCACCATCGCCGCTGACAGGACAACTATGGTGGGACAGCACCAATACCTTGCTCAAAGTATACTCTGGCACAGGCGGGTGGAAAGTTATCACAGGTGCCACAGCTTCGGCCACGCAGCCCACGCCCAATATTCAAGGCGATCTATGGTACGACAGCACCAATCAGCAGCTCAAAGTATGTTCAGTGGCTGGCAATCCAGGCACATTCATTGTGGTTGGCCCAGCTTACTCCAGTGCTCAAGGCACAAGTGGAGCTATTCCACTCAGTATCAACGATACCGGTGCTACACCACACATTGTAACTGGCCTCTATGCCAACAACAGTTTGGTGGCAATTGTTAGTCCTGATGCTAACTTTACTCCTGTATCGCCATTTAGCACTGCTTTTCCTACAATCTTCCGTGGTACCACAGTATGGAACACAGGTGTCAACGCTGGCAACATTGCTGGCGCCAGCAACGTGACCATCACGTCAGCAGGCACTACCACAGCCACCGTATCTTCCACTGGCTTGTTTGTGACAGGTGTAACGTCGGCATCTGGCAATATCACTGGCGCAAATTTAGTCACTGGTGGATTGATCACAGCTACTGGTAATATCACTGGCGCAAACTTAGTCACTGGTGGTTTGGCCACAGTGACTGGTAATGTTGCTGCAGGAAACATTTTAACAGGTGGTCTAATCAGTGCTACAGGCAATATCACTGGTGGCAACGTCATGGGCGGTGCCAATGTCAATGCCACAACACACACAGGTACCACAGTTTCAGTGACAGGCAATGTCACTGCTGGCAATGTGCTCACTGGCGGATTGATCAGTGCCACAGGCAATGTCACTGCTGGTAACTTGATTTCATTGGGTGCTGTGTCTGCCACGGGCAATTTGTCGGCAGCAGGTAATGTAGCAGGAACTTTTTTCTTGGGCAATGGTGCGCTGTTGACAGGTTTAAGCCTGGGCGTTACTGTTACCAAATTTACCAATGGCAGTTCAGAAGGCAATGCTGGCACACCCGGCGGCAACATCAATTTCAATGTGGGCGGTGTGGCCAATGTCATGGTGTTGACAACCACTGGCGCGGTGGTCAGTGGTGTCAGCACACCCAGTATAACCAAAACAGGTACCAATGCTGTAGGCAACATTGGCAGCGCCAGCAGCTATTTTGAGCGAGTTTTTGCCACTGCTACCACAGCGCTGTATGCTGACGTTGCTGAACGTTTTGAAGCTGATGAACTGTTGCAACCTGGCACAGTGGTTGAGCTGGGCGGCACCAAAGAAATCACTCGTGCTCAACAGGATCTTAGCGAAAAAGTTTTTGGTGTTATAAGTACAAAACCAGCCTATACCATGAATGGTGCTGCTGGTGAAGATGATACACATCCGCCAGTGGCCATGACCGGTCGTGTGCCAGTTCAGGTAGTTGGTGTCATACACAAAGGCGATAGATTGGTGTCAGCAGGGTCTGGTTCTGCCCGTGCAGCCAAACCTGGTGAGGCCACTGCTTTCAATGTTATTGGGCGAGCTTTGGTTGACAAACTTACCCCAGAACCAGGTACAATAGAAGCCATTGTGACCATAAAATAACCAGGAACAACGATGTCATACGTAAGTGGTGGATTAATTGAAGCAGCAGACTACAATGGCTTTGTCAACAACAATGTCAACAATGTCAATCAAGTTTGGAGCACAGGAACAGGGGATTTGGGTTGGGGGCAGACTGCACTGTCCAGCGTATCTGTGGGCGCAGTGGTCACAGCCACCAATTGGGCCAGTTTGGTCAATACCTTGTCGTCCATGGGCAGTCAAACAGGAACCACTATAACCTCTAGAACAGCACCTGTCACTGGCAATTTGATCCAAGTGCTGGCCAATATCAATACGGATATTACCAACATCAAAACCATTCGTGGCAATGCAGTGTCATCAGGCACCACCAGCAGCACATTCACTGGTAGCACTTCCAAAACCACTACTACAGGCACTGGTAATACTGCCTGGACAATTACATTCACACACACAGTGACTTTTCCCAGTGCTGATCAAGCTAGATATTTTTGGAATGCTGGAGGTCTTGTACGATTGGATATGAGTAAAACTTCTACGGGTCTTGACAGCGATCCTGACTGGAACACATTCATAGGTACCATAGGTACGCTGTACTTAAGCGGCAGAGTCAACAGTGCCGCACAGACCATTGCTGGTACTCCATACACTGGATTTACCAGAGTAGGCGGTTCAGGCACACCAAGCCCTAATCTCAGTACCACTGGATGGTACAGTCTCACCGGCGGTGCTGCTGCCACAACTATGTGGCGACTGACCAATACCAACGCTCCATATACCAATGACAACGTAACTATCACTGCTGCGGTCAATGCAGCGAGAACAACTTTGACTCTAGTGACCACTTGGAACGCTGGGGCCAGAACTGGAGCAGGACAAAATACACAGATTTCTGGCGGCACAGCCACCAATTCACCGTTTTCTACCTTTGGAACAGCACCAACTGTGTTGTGCAGATTTATACCGCCTAGCACCACTTTTTTGACCAACAGTTGGGGCACACCAACTGTGTCGGCCACTGTGGCCTAAAAATTTACCGTCTAAATCTCTAGACAATTACCAAGTTGTCTGTTAAAATACCACTATGAATCCTGACGATCTTGTGGCACATGTGCGTGCTCGTTTTGACCACGCCTCTGCCAAAAAACTTCTAAAAGAAAAATACGAAGCCCGAATGATTTTTGCACATGCCGGTGGTATGTGGCGTGCTGGTCCTGAGCTGCAGACTACACTGTTGACTTGCCCGGATTCCTCTGCGGTAATTTTGGATCTGTATCAAAATCCAATAAAAATCAACACCAAGGAACTGTATGCCATAAGTCAACAACGTTGGCAAGAACAAATGACAGCTTGGTTGATTGAATACGAACAAGCACAACAAAAGCGATGACCACCGGCGCTGTAATTTTTGCCTTTGACAATGAAGCCACAGACTACTTGGCCATGGCTGCTTGGTCTGCTCAACGGATACGACGATTTCTGGATCTGCCCACAGCAGTGATCACTGATAATCCCAGTCGAGCCCAAGAACTCAACAGCTTTGACATGGTGATATCGGCTCCAGCACAGACTGGAGGACATCGTTGGTTTGATGATTACCAACAAACAGTGTCATGGCACAATGCTGCCCGTACAGATGCCTATGCTCTCAGTCCTTGGGATCGCACATTGGTGCTGGATGCTGATTACGTGGTCAACTCAGCTGATCTTGGCAACCTTATTGATTCCAACACTGACTTTTTGTGTTTTAGAAACGCATACGACATTGCCGATCCCGACGCAGCGTTTCATCGAGGCTTTGGGCGTTTGCAAATGCCAATGTACTGGGCCACAGTGATGTGGTTTAGACGATCTACTGTGACTGATTGGATTTTTCAATCCATGAACATGATCAAAAATCATTGGCAGCATTACAGAGACTTGTATCATATCTATGAAACCAATTATCGCAACGATTATGCCTTGAGCATTGCATTGGCTCTGGTCAATGGTAGCACACCACATGTGGCAGCCATTCCTTGGTCTATGGCCAGTGTGCTGCCAGATCAAAGACTTAGTGTCACTGCTGACCAAGACATTGAAATTTGGAACATAGAGTACACAGACAACAATACCAAACGTCGCACAGTGTCTGTGTTTGGCATGGATTTTCATGCCATGGGCAAACGAGATTTAGGAGACATCATTGCAGGCAGAGCAAGGTTATTTGATACTGGCCGTCAATCAAGCCAACTGTGACTATGTAACACTGGCTCGCAGATTAGCTGGTAGCATTAGACAATGGCATCCGCATGCGTTGGTGGCTTTGATGAGCACCAGCCCTGAGCGTTATGATGAATTCACGCATCACGTCACAGTGGCACCATCAGACGTAGGTGAAAACCCTTATGCCATTGACCCAAAAATTTTTTACTACACTCCGTTTAGAGAGACCATCAAACTCGAAGCCGACATGATAATGGCCAGTGAGTGTGACCATTGGTGGCAAATGTTTAGACACAGAGACATAGTGGTGTCCACTGGCTGCAGAACATGGCTAGACCAGCCCAGCATTGCACGAGACTACAGAAAAATTTTTGATATCAATGATCTACCAGACGTTTACAATGCCATTACCTATTGGCGCCGAAGCCTCACAGCTAAAAAATTCTTTGATCTGGCTCAAGACATTTTTGATCGTTGGGAAATCTACTCAAGAACCATTCGTTTTGCTGAGTCGCAACCGTCCACGGATGTGGTCTATGCCATGGCAGCCAAAATCATTGGCAGTGATCTGGTCACCATGCCCTTTGCTAGCTATCCAAAAATTGTACACATGAAAGCAGCTCATGCTGGCACTCAGAGACAAAATTGGTGTGAAGATCTAGTTTGGGAAACAGATCCTTTGAGGATACAAACGGTTGCTCAATGGGGCGCTTTTCATTACAATAACAAAGATTGGAAACCGTGATGAACGAACAAGAGTTTTGGAAAATACTGATGGATGTGCCCCCGCCACAGCCTGTGTTTTTTAGACTGTACTACAATCAAGATGGATCTCCACTGCACTATACCATGGAAGATTTGCCTGGCAACTGGGTAGAGATTGATCGAGAAACTTATGTTGCGGCTGATCCTTGGGTAAAAGTCGTAGATGGCAAAATCAAAAAACTCAACAGACTGTCAGTGCAAAAGCTTGTGCTCAGCAATCAAGGTACCAGCTGCCATCCCAACAATGTGGCAGTGATAGACGCCAGCAGCAACACCACTTGGAGTAAACAAATTTATGGCTTCGAAGATTGACATTGCAGATTTAGACTGCATTTATCTAACCTATGATGAACCTCAACGTGAAGAATTTTGGGTTAAAATTAAGAACATGGTGCCTTGGGCCCGACGGGTGGACGGTGTTAAAGGCAGCGATGCGGCTCACAAAGCGGCGGCCATGGCGTCGAGTACGGATAGATTCATTCTCATCGATGGCGACAACCTCCCCGACCCGGCGTTTTTTAATCAGACACTTGTTTTTCCTAGCAAAGAATATGAGAGTGCTGTGTTCCGGTGGCGGGCACGTAATCATATCAATGGCTTGATGTATGGCAATGGCGGCCTGAGTTCATGGACTCGAGAGTTTGTAGAAAACATGCGCACGCACGAAGCCACTGACGGGCGTGCAGAAACTGAAGTTGAATTCTGTTTTGATCCCTTGTATTGGCCCATGTATGACTGTTATTCAACTACCTATCCCAATGGATCACCGTTTCAGGCCTGGCGAGCAGGATTCCGTGAAGGAGTCAAAATGTGCTTGCAGCGCGGCCGTCGGCCCACCATGGAAGAATTCAAAAATCAAGTGCTGAGAAATCTTGATCACTTGACCATATGGCACAACATAGGTGCAGATGCAGAAAACGGTGAATGGGCCATGGCTGGAGCACGTCAGGGCACATACATGACCATGCTTACCAACTGGAATCATCGTCAGGTTCAAGACTTTGATGCATTGGCTGAACTGTGGCTCACAGTCAAAGACAGCGAACCTAGAATCTTGAGCAACAGACTGGGTCCTGAACTGGCTGCACAGTTGGATTTGCCTGTGGCCATCCTGGAAGCCGAACAGTCAGCATTTTTCAAATATCACTACAGATCCAATTGGCACAATCGCGGAGTAATGGTCAGAGAAATTGATGTGATAAGGCAGCAAGAAGGATGGTAAATCTTGACCATTTTTCCATAGTTGACACCGGGCACAGCACTCGCAATGCAACAAAAAGTTGGTGTCCGTTTAACTTTGTAGGGCAAGACAGCAACACACTGGTGGTCACTGTGGGAGACAGCTGGACCTGGGGCTGTGACATGACTCCCGACGACAATGAAGATCATCGCTTGAAACACCATTATGGTAGAACAATCGCCGATCATCTAGCAGCAGACTGGCTCAATCTTGGCCAAGGTGGCGCAGGAAATTTTTGGATCTGTGACAAAGTCAAAGAACTTGCTCTAGTGATTCCTACTTGGGACTACAAAAAAATCTATGTTATATGTACGTTCACTGAAATAGGCAGAGCAATTAACTCCAGACAAGATATAGATTTTTACAATTTTTTTCAAACACAATCGCTGGATCAGTTGCTGCCTTGGTTAAATGACCTCTGTGTAGAACGCATTACTGGATCTTTGTCACAGTGTGTTAATGTGCAGTTGGTCATTGGCACAAACTTTGTAGATTGGACAGGCGCCACCTATGATTTTTTAATCAAACCCTGTTGGGTTGAACTATTGAGCAGACAGTGTGGTATAGACCATGATCACCAGTGCCATGTGGTTTCTAGCTGGGTGTTTGACGAATTTAGTCAACTTTCTGAGTTAACCAAAGACTCAGTTGAGTTCAAAAATTTATTGCATTCCTGGTTGGATGCAGCCATTGACCGAGCTAATTTGATTAGAAAAATTCCAGCAATCACTCGCACACTGTCTCCAGCGACTGGAGCCATGCTCACCGGCCACCCAAATGCTGCTGGGCACAAAGTCTGGGCTGAAGCTATTTTATCGCACCTTGGTACCTGACATGATAAATGTTGTCACCAGTCACTGCCACATCTGGGAGCCTCAGGAAGTGGCCATGGAGGTAATCAAGGCCATGTTGACCACAGGTCGTGCTGAAATCTACATGAACAACGAAGGACCCTGTGCTGACAGTGTAGGGCTGTATCGAATACTGGACAGTATTACTGAAAAGTTTGAGTTTGACAAAAAACAAATTTGTATTATCACACACAATCGAGAAGAAAATCATCCAGAGTACACTGTAATTAAAAAACCCAATTTTTGGGCACGACAAACTGTTTTGACCAGCTATCAAAACGGATTCAAGCCCAAAGACTTTGCTGGTCAAAAAAATATCAATAAAAATTTATTTGGTTGCCTGTACAATATTCCCAGTTGGGATAGATTGTGTTTGACCAGCTTTATAAGATACCGCACAAACAAATCCAGCTTACTGGCATGCAATCCTACCTGGGAACCGTTTAGGCCCAATTCTGTGTATCTTAACACAGTGACTGATTTTTGCAGTACAGAATTTGCAAACATCGCTCGACTGCTAATAGATGGCATAGATCCATTGCCAGGGCATCCCGGTGGCAAACCCAAAGCAGAAGAACAAACCATGGTACTGAAATTTTACAATGATTTTTTTGTAGACATTGTGGCTGAAACTTATACCAATGGATTGACTTTTTTCCCCACTGAAAAAACTTTTCGTCCCATGTACGCCCACACACCATTTGTTGTGTTTGGACCTCAGGGATTTCTCAGCACATTGAAATCTGACTTTGGATTTCAAACTTTTGATGCTTGGTGGGATGAATCTTATGATCAGTACCAAAATTACCAGCGCATTGAAATGATTTACAAAGTCATTGAATGGTTGGACCAATGCAGCAGCAGTGATCTTGAGACCATGTACCAGCAAATGCAGTCAGTGCTGGCACACAATTGTCAACAGTTACAAAAAATTGCAGGTGTAAATCTATGAATCCTGGTGATGAATCAGTGGACAACAAAAGCAAATTTCTCAACTCAGCAGAGCAGATGCAAGCTCAACTGGGGCCTGGTCTTTGTTTGGCCAAATGGAAGCAGGTCAGTTTACACCTGCCTACTGGGTTGAACAACAGTTGTTATCATCCGCCACTGCATAAAATAGCATTGACGGATATTGAAAACAATCCTGCTGGGCTGCATAACACTGCCTACAAGAAACAGCAACGACAAATCATGCTGCGCAACGAACGTCCCTCTGAATGTCAATATTGTTGGAACATGGAGGATCAAGGCAAGCTTTCAGACCGACACTACAGATCAGGAGAGCCTTGGGCTGCTGTAGACTTTGAAAAAATTCGCAATGCAACAGGAACAGAAGATGACGTTACTCCCAGTTACGTGGAAGTCAATTTCAACAATGCTTGTAACCTTAAGTGCAGTTATTGCTCTCCCCAGTTTAGCTCTAGCTGGGCCGACGAAATTAACCGTCATGGCGCTTATGCTACTGCCACACCACATAATGCTCCTGAACATTTTACAGGGACTAGACGTGTTATTCCCGCTAGGGAACACAATCCCTATGTTGAAGCATTTTGGCAGTGGTGGCCGCAGCTTTACCCTGAGCTCACACACTTTAGAATGACTGGCGGCGAGCCACTCATGGATCGCAACACCTACAGAGTGTTTGATTATGTGTTGGAGAATCCTAGTCCCAAGCTGCACCTATGTGTGACCAGCAACTTTTCAGTGGATGAAAAGTCATGGCAACGCTACAAAGGCTATGTCAAAAATCTGTGCCAGGCCGGGCGACTGGAACATTTCATGCAGTATGTTAGCCTGGATGGCTGGGGCGCACAGGCCGAGTACATGCGGCATGGCATGGATTTTGAGCTGGTGTGGGACCGTGTAAATCAGTTTCTTGAAGAGATTCCTTACTACAATAGTCTTACATTTATTGTGACCATGAACAACCTTTCTGTGGTCAGTTTAGAAAAATTATTTGCTGGCATATTGGAACTAAGGAAAAAATATAGCAAAACCTATCAGCGTGTTTGGTTCGACACTCCGGTGCTGAGAGAACCTGCGTGGCAGAGTCTGCAGATCTTGCCCGAAAGTTATGCCATGCGACTGGAATATGTGTGGGCCTGGATGATTCGTCAGCAAGAGCAGCCTGATGATCCTTTTCATGGATTCAAAGATTACGAAATAGCTCGTTTGGATCGAGACATAGCCTGGATGCGATCAGCACACAGTCAAGATCACAGTGCTGCCAAAGCCGACTTCTATCGTTTCTTCAGTGAACATGATCGTAGACGCGGCACTGATTTTTTAAAAACATTTCCTGAAATGCAGGCTTGGTGGGCAGAGTGTGAATACTATGCAAAACAGAGTTAATTCATTTTCAGGATTTCAACCATTGAAAGAAGTTTGGCTAGGCGATTGCTACCCCGAATCTTTTTACAGTCATCTATCAAATCAAATACAAGATGCTTTTGGTGTGATCACAGAATGGACAAAAAAAGATCTTGCTGTGATTCAACAAACACTGGAGTCGCTCGGAGTCAAAGTACAACGGCCTAAATTTACCAACCGTGTTGATGACTATGTCAAAAACGGTCAGCTGCTCAAACCTCCTATCTGTCCTAGAGATAATGCCATGACTTTGGGCAACCAATTTTATCATTTACGTTCTCGCTATGCTGTTGACCCTTGGCAGGATCAAATTCAAGATTTTCAGCAACACGGAGTCACTGTGCATGGGCAACCAAACAGTGCAGTTGATTGCTTGCATCCTCCTAGCATTGTGCGCATGGGGCGTGACATTTATGTAGATTACGACACACATCAACATGTTTGGGGCATGGTAACTGAGGTGCTAACACAATGGGCCAAGCATTACAGGGTGCATGTGTGTCAGACCAGTGGGCACTCAGATGCTGTGTTTTGTCCAGTGGCTCCAGGTATCATTGTTGCCACTCACTACTTGTCTCAATATAATAAAACTTTCCCAAATTGGCAAGTTTTTCACCTGCCGGTTCCAAAGTCAAACTCCTGGAACGGAACCTGGCACATTGAAAACCCCACGGTAATGCAAAATTCTGGATTTGCTGATCACATCAATCAATATGCTTTTGATTGGGTGGGCAACTTCAAAGAAACAGTGTTTGAAGCCAACCTGTTGGTAATAGACCCTACACATGTCATGGCCATCAAAGAAGATCCACAAATGTTTCGTTGGTTAGAACAACATGGCATCAACGTTAGCTGTTGTGATTTTAGGTGTAGAAGTTTTTGGGATGGAGGCCTACACTGTTTGACCACAGACATAGTGCGCCAAGGTCCTGCTGAAGACTATTTTCCCGATAGGCAAAATTTAAATTATCTGGATTGGATAACATGATTCTGATCTGTGATTCTTTTTGCGAAATTTATCCACAAATACAAACCCATTGCCATGACAGTTTTTGGGACTTTGGCCAGCATGAACCTGTGCCCAACAGTGTCACAGTGATTTGCCGCCAAACGTTCAACCAGCACCATGCAAAAATCAAACAACTGGCTGCAGATGGGTTTTTTTATCCTGTGCTGGCCAATCCTACCGAAGGATCAATCACACTCCGGCACCAGTGCGAACGGCTAGGCCTCATTGATTTATTGCAGCAACGCCGCATGGCATTGGTAGGCTGCGGTGACATGGAACCTGAGCTGCCTCACTTGTTCTATGACAGCTATCTCTGCAAGCCTTATGAGTATGCAGAAAATCTTGAGCAGTGTGCCAGAGTCAATGAAATCTACGCCAAGCATGACAAACCATACAAATTTTTGTTTTTGAACGGGCGCACTAGACCGCATAGAAAATACATGATAGAAAGTTTGCGGCCTGTGTTGGATCACGCACTGTGGACCAATTTGGATACCAGCCCTGTGCACTATCATACCTACAACACAGAGCTATTGAGCCAGCCCACAGAACTGAGATTGTTGCCGCCACAGTATGAAGTGGCACAATTCCGCACAGGCATCAAGTCACAGTATCAATCTCTTTTTGTCAAGTCAGAATTGTTTGATCAACACTGGGGCGAAATCTACATTCAAGCTGAACCATACATTGACACATACTTCAGTGTGGTAACAGAAACTGTGTGCGACTATCCTTACAGTTTAAGATCAGAAAAGATCTACAAGCCCATTGCCATGGGTCATCCTTGGATAGCTGTGGCCAACTGTGGATTTTATCGTGACCTCATACGTCAAGGCTTCCAAACCTATAGTAACCTCATTGACGAAAGTTTTGACAACATTGACAACAACCAAGACCGACTGGACAGAGTGGCTGAAGTGATCAAAGATCTCTGTCAACAGAATTTGGTAGATTTCTTGGTTGCTGCTGAGTCCATAAGTAAGTATAATCAGCAACACATGGCCGAACTGGGCCCACGAATTCGCAGAGATTTTCCTCAGCAGTTTTTGTCTTTTATCCAGCAAACGTTTAACCTCAATGAATGATTTAGAATTCCGACAGCAAGTGTTGGACCCAATCAGCAGCAGTTTTTGTGCAGCCAAATGGTACAATGCAACCATTTGGTTGGGTTCTGGCATGACCACGTCATGTCACCATCCCCCAGCCCATTTGGTGGACGCCGATAAAGTCCGCGCCAACCCTAGGCTGTTGCACAACACTGATCAAAAGAAAGACGATCGTGCAAAGATGTTGGCTGGCGAACGTCCTGCAGGCTGCGAATATTGCTGGAAGATCGAAGACATTGGCCGAGACAACATTTCAGATCGTGTTTACAAAAGCAAAATATATCCCATAGAGGCCTTGCATGAAGCTAGTGGTACACCCGTGGATCAAGATGTCAACCTACGAACGCTGGAGATTGCTTTTGATCGTACCTGTCAGTTTGCTTGCAGCTATTGCAACCC